GAAGAGCCATACAAGAATAGGACTAAATGCAAAAATTGCGGCGGTCTTGGTGCTATATACCAGCCAACCGGTGAAACAGCCGGTCTGAGAATGATCCCAACCGGACCATCCTACGCCGCTGCAGGTGGCTTTAAAACCGACAAGGAAACCATCCAAACTTTGATTGGAGTAGCCACTCGCAAGAGAAAGCCGGTGGCAGTTGAATTTCTAACCAAATTATCCCGCTTATCGGCTGTCTCAGTTTATCTCGACAGTTTTGTAGCCGGACTTAAAAGAGGTACGCGCAAGAATGGAATACTACATGCAAATTTTAATCAGTGTATTGCTGCTACTGGTCGCTTGTCTTCTAGCAACCCTAACGCTCAAAACTGGCCTAAAAGAGGCTTCCCTGTACGCAGGGCTATTGTCAGCAGGTTTGATGATGGCCTGCTACTAGAGGCAGACTATAGTGGTTTGGAATTTAGAACGTGTGTTGAACTAAGTCGTGATAGCCAAGGGTTAGCCGACATCCTAGAAGGCAAAGACATCCATCGTCAGACTGCCTCAATCTGCCTTCAGAAAGACCCAAAGGATGTGACCAAGGATGAACGTCAGGGCCATAAGTGGGCCTCGTTCCAGCCCCTTTTCGGCGGCACTGGGGCAGGAATGGAGCCACATATCAAAGCGTATTTCGGCAAATTCTATGAGATTTATCGTGGCATAGAGGCTTGGCACAATTCTCTGATGACCGGCACTTTAAAGAACGGTATCGTTCAGACGCCGTCTGGTCGGCAGTACTACTGGCCTAATGTAGTTCGGACTAGAGGCAATAGAGTTAGTCATAGTACGCAGATATTAAATTATCCGGTGCAAGGGTTCTCCGCTGACATGGTTCAACTAGCATGTATCCGCGCCTTACGCTTCTTCCGGCAGGCTAATCTGACAAGCAAACTCGTCCTCACTGTGCATGATAGTATAGTCGTAGACACTCATCCTAACGAGGTTGAGCAGGTCAAATCCATACTGGTTGAAGCAATGACCCGCATAGATGAAGAGATGGTCACACGTTTTGGATACAAGTGCGTAGTACCCTTTGATGTAGAGATAAGTGCAGGCAAAAACTGGCTTGATCAGGAAGAACTATCATTGACAAACGCCACTTAGTTATGGTAAAATGATAGTTCAAATCAAGGAGACAAAATGTCTGATATAATTCCCGTAGAAGGTGGTATGTCACCAGATGAACTGGCTGATATGCTGGGTGCTACAGATGCGCCTAAATCGGCAAGAATACCAACCTTAAAGATAAATTCTCAGGGCGAAGACAAAGACGGCAACCAAATTCCACTGGGTGCATTCTTTTTAAATACAGATGAAGAACGTGTCTATGCCAAGGATGGTGTAGTACTTCATGCCCTATCAAATCACGTACAGTATATGCACTGGGATGATGGCAGGCTAGTTAACAAGTCCAGACTTATTATCAATAAACGCGACGAGGCCCGTGATCAATTAGGTGGCACAATGTGCGGTATGCCTACATACGAGCAGTCTATCCAGATGACTCCGGAGCAGCGGAAGGAGTACGAAGGCCGTGATCGATATCGTGTGATACGTGGTCTAGTTTCCTACACCGGAAAAACTGCGTCCGGAGAAGAACGTACCATTGAAAATGAGCCGGTGATCTTGTCTCTGAAGCGCAAGAACTATGGGCCGTTTTATCATGATGTAATCAAGCGCATCCCGTCTGATGGTAAATTCTTCAATTATCGTTTGGCTCTAACGGCTGACAAGCAGACCACCGATAAGGGTGCTAAATATTATATCATGCGCTTCAGCCCTGATCTGCAGAATAAAGTCACTCTAGACCAGAAACTGTATGACAGCATGAATGCAGTCGCAGGTATGGTGAAGGCTGAGAATGAGCGTATTGATAAATCTTACTTCGATGCGATTGCCCGTAAAGCAGACGAGGTCGAACAAGACCGAATAATGGAAGAGGTTAACACCCTAGAACACGACTTTTAAAAAGTGGGTGTAATAGAGAATATGACAAATGAGGATTATCACGCGACTGCTGATATATCCTCTACCACGGTCAAGACTGTCTGGAAGAAATCTCTGGCTCACTGGAAGGGCCAGAAATTCACCTCTACTCCCGCGCTACTAATTGGATCGGCACTGCATGGCATACTGCTAGAGCCGCATAGGGAGATAGCCATCAAAGGTCCAAAGACCAGACGGTCCAAGGCGTATACTGAGATGGAGCGGGACTTAGGTCCGGATCAGGTGCTGCTTACTGAAGGTGAGTGGTACTTAGTCAAAGGGATGACTAAGTCCGCACTGGCTAATCCGGCGTTTCGGAAGGTGCTTGAGCATCCAGACCGTAGAAACGAAGTGTCAATCTTTGCGGAGTGTCCTAGTACTGGTATTTCCGTCAAAGCGCGGCCTGACTGCATGGTCAAGGGGGTTGTCTACGATGTTAAATCTACCATCGACAGTAGTCCGTCTGGTTTTGCAAAAGAGTGCTGGAAGTATGCGTATCCAATCCAAGCTGCTTACTACTTATACGTCTGCAAGTTGGCTCAAGTTGACGTGGAAGAGTTCTCCTTCCTAGCAATCGAAAAGACGGCTCCATACGTTGCCCACCAGCATGTTGTAGGCCCAGAGTTAATGGAATGGGCGCATGAACAGGTGATGGCAACTCTACGCCGGATAGCAGACGCCAAACAGCTAGACGATTACGGCACGGGCTGGGGTGACTTTACCCTGCTTGAGAAGCCAAAGTGGCTATAACTCCGTCCAGTGCCAAGGCTAAAGGGCGCAAACACCAACAATGGGTGCGGGATCAAATTCTCGCACTCTTCCCTAAAAAATTGGAAAAGGACGATGTACGCAGCACCAGCATGGGGTGTGGCGGCGAGGATATCCAACTCAGCCCACTGGCCCGTAGGCTGTTTCCTTACTCAGTAGAATGCAAGGCAAACAAGTCTTTCGCTGTCTACAAAATCATGGAGCAGGCTCAAGACAATTGTCCGAAAGGTGCCACTCCATTGGCAATAATCAAGGGTGATCGTCAGAAGCCATTGGCGGTGATTGACGCGCAAGAATTTTTCAAACTGACCAAAAAAGGCCAATAATGGAAATCGAAGATTTTGACGAGAACGTCCTAGCAATAATTATGACTATAAACGAAGAGGATCATTCTTTTGACCTCAAGGTTGGTCATTCTCTGTCCGACGATCTGGATGAAGAAGACCGGTATTTCTACTTGGATGTTCTCAACGGTCTGATGATATCCATGCGGGAAGGTATCGATAAACTAGCCTTTGATGGGATGATGGCACGGCACATGTCTCGCATGATCGAAAGGTCTATGCCTGAGAATGCTGATCCGGAAGAAGTTCTGAAAGACATCCTTGGTGATACCGAAAATGTAGTGGCCTTTAAAAGGAAACTGCACTGATGGCTAAATGGGCAGAACAAGAATGGCATCAAGGCGCAATTGATCAGCCAAATATGGTGGATAAACCGCCTCACTATAATGAAGGCACGATTGAGTGCATAGTAGCAATGAAGGCTATGGCAGACGGGGTTTTAAACGTATCGGCGCATGAAGCCTATTGTTGGCAGAACGCCTTTAAATACCTATGGAGATGGCCCTACAAAGAGAAACGTCTGCAAGACCTCAAGAAGTGTCGTTGGTACTTGGACCGGTTAATTTCCGAATTGGAGACTGACCAGTGATCACTCAACAAGATATTGATGATTGTGAGGAAGATCGGCTGGCAGAGATACTCAAAGCCTACGAGCAAGTAAAAGACCTGCCTGATGATCCTGCAGACGAATATTTAGATTGCACTCCACTGGATATGGTCAAAGAATTTGCCACTGCAATGGGCCACCCATTAGATGAGAAATGGCGTTTTAACCGTGATCTTGAGGACTTGAGATACCGGCTAGTGGCAGAGGAATTTGGCGAGTTTGCAGACGAGAGTTACGCCGGTAATCGCCCTGCAGCAATGCTCTCAGAATTAGCCGACATCGTCTATGTAGTCTACGGCTACGCTGCCACCTTCGGCTGGGACTTGGACGAGGCAGTCAGGCGCATCCACACAGCAAATATGAGCAAGTTAGGGCCGGATGGTAAACCTCTGTACCGGCCTGATGGCAAGGTTCTCAAAGGACCAAATTACAGCAAAGCAGACCTATCAGATTTAGTAAGGACCACAAATGAATAGTAACTATTTACCCACCGACTATCAGACATTCATCGCAACCAGCCGCTACGCACGTTGGCTGGAAGACGAAGGCCGAAGAGAAACATGGCCTGAGACAGTCGATAGATATATGGTCAATATTGTCAATACTTGGCTCAAGCCTGTCGATCAGGAAGAGATACGTGATGCAATCCTCTCACTCAGCGTTATGCCCTCTATGAGGTCGTTGATGTGTGCAGGAGAGGCCAGTAAACGTGACAATACCTGCATGTATAATTGCTCTTATCTAGCCATAGATAGACGAGAAGCCTTCGACGAGGCTATGTTTATCCTGCTCTGTGGCACTGGTGTCGGGTTCTCTGTCGAGCAGCAGTACATCAATCTCCTTCCCGAAGTTCCTGACTTGTCGGAGTGTGAAACCACAGTCGTGGTGAAGGATTCTAAGGAAGGTTGGGCGAAGGCTCTCAGACAAGTTCTAGCACTCCTATGGGCGGGTGAAATACCACAGTGGGATGTCTCGCGTGTTCGTCCAGCCGGAGCAAGGCTGAAGACATTTGGTGGCAGGGCATCTGGACCTGCACCATTGGTTGATTTATTCAATTTTGCAGTGGCTAAATTTAAGGGTGCGCAAGGCCGCAAACTGTCTTCTTTAGACTGCCACGACATCATGTGCAAAATTGGAGAGGTGGTTGTAGTAGGCGGTGTTCGACGCAGTGCTATGATTTCATTGTCTAATTTAGAAGATGACAAGATGCGCCACGCTAAAGCAGGCACCGGTTGGTACGCAACAGAAAGCCAAAGAACTTTAGCAAATAATTCAGTTGCTTACACCGAAAAACCCGACATGTCTGCATTCATGCGGGAGTGGGTTAGCCTCATGGAGAGTGGGACAGGTGAACGTGGTATCTTTAACCGGCAGGCTTGCAAAGATTTGGCAGAAAAATCTGGGCGTAGAAAATCTGACTATGACTTCGGTTGTAACCCATGTTCGGAGATCAGCCTACGGCCTAACCAGTTTTGCAACCTTACGGAAGCGGTTATCAGGGCCACAGATACCGTTGAAGATATTGCGGAAAAAGTCAGACTTGCTACCATACTTGGTACTATCCAATCCACATATACCAAGTTCCCTTACTTGCGGAAAATCTGGGCAGACAACACAGAAGAGGAGCGGCTGCTAGGCGTAAGTCTGACCGGTATCATGGACAACCCGCTGATGACGTTAGCAAATGAAGGTCTGGCTGATACTCTTGAGCATCTCAAACAAATAGCCGTTGATACAAATGAAGAATGGTCTGAGAAATTGGGCATTCCACAAAGTACAGCCATAAGTTGTGTCAAGCCAAGTGGTACGGTTTCACAATTGTGTGATAGTGCGTCTGGGATACACCCACGGCATTCTCCTTATTACATTCGTACCGTTAGAGGTGATTCCAAAGACCCTCTAACAAGACTTATGTCTGATCAGGGTGTACCAAATGAGCCTTGTGTAAGTAAGGGAGATACAACCGTTGTATTCTCATTTCCGGTAAAATCTCCAGTAGGAGCAGTCCATACAAAAGACGTTTCTGCCATAGATCAACTAAAACTTTGGTTGGCTTACCAGCGGCATTGGTGTGAGCATAAGCCTTCAATTACATGCAATATTAGGTCGCAGGAATGGTTACAGGTCGGTGCCTTTGTGTATGAGCATTTCGATGAGATGTCCGGAGTGTCATTCCTTCCATTCGATGATCACATCTATCAGCAGGCTCCATATCAGGACTGTCAGGCTACTGACTATCACATCCTGCTAGATCAGATGCCCGAAAAAATAGATTGGACGAAATTATCCGAATACGAATTGGAAGACACAACATCTGGAATGCAGACATTAGCCTGCAGCGGAGACGTTTGTGAAATGGTTGATATAACCTAATTTACGTTATGGCGTATAAATCATAAATTTACGCTATAACGTACAAATCATATGGAGTATACACATGTGGATATACGTTGTCGTACTAATACAATTGGGGCAGTACCGAGTGCATGCCCCAAATGTAGTCTTTAAACTGCAAGATCAGTGTGTCGCGTGGCAGAAGTTGGATACAGGTCGGCTGGAAAGTACCGCGCCTAGTCCTGATCATAAAGTGATATCCATGTGTGTCCAATTGCCTCAAGAAGCGTGACGCTGCTTGTAGGGTTGATCTAGATACAGTATAAGAAGTTATCATCAAAGCAAAATGTGGTCGCTTTCGATGTAAGAGTACGCTTGGCTTCGTGGTTGGGGCTGGGCGTACTCGTCTAATTAGGCCAGTTACTACCTTCACGAACAGTATCATCTGCAAATGGTGTTGCGCGATATATACTCCCGCCAACATCAATGCCCATTTCCTTCATCTGCTTACCAACAATACTATCATCTTCTTCATCTCTTATGCGTATCTGATAACGCCCGTCTAACCGTGCGGTTCTGAGTGTTGTAAGTGCGGCTTCTCTTAATAGGCTTACTTGGGCGTTTTGTTGTTGCATTTTAATAAGTTTTGCAAACTGTTCCGGTGACGTAATAATAGCAGCAAGAACATGCTTTGATATTTCTTTTTCTAATTCAATTGCTTCCTTTAAAGGAGCAGAAGTTAGCCTTCTAGCCATCGCAGCGGTAGGGTTCATGTAACCCGCTAACAGCAAGATACTTGTAGAAACTGCATCACCGGTTTCCTTTGCTACAGTAGTTGCCACGGCAGTGTTAGACCCTACAGGGACATCTCTTAGATTGGTTGCTACTGAAGTGCCGTAGATTGTCTCCAGCGTCTTGAATACGCCTTCTCTGACCGTCTGTGCTGTCGGGTCCAGTGAATTAGCAGGGAAGATTAAATCCAAACTATTCATTAGACCTTGTGCTTCTTTCGGATCAAGCAGCTTTGCGGCTTGGCTAGGGCTTACCATCTTAACCGGCTTACCCTTGGAAAAACCGCCTATGGTCGTGCCAAAGATTTTAGCCCCGATAGTATCCAAAGCCACCGCCTGTAGAGCCTGTCTGGCAAGCAATGCCTGCGCGGCTGGTAACTCTTCAATCTTCTGCAGTAAAGCCTGAGTACCGCGCTGATCCGGCCTGATGAGGATGTCAGACAAGGCTTTTCTGCTGTCAGTACGGGCTATGCCGCCTACCCCGCCATTAGGCATATCCACCTTACTCATAAGATTTGCCAGTATAGAATTTTCTGCAGTCTTAACCGCTTGGGTAGCCGCCGTTAGTGCGCTCTCTGCACCAGCCAATTCATCACCTAGTTCAGTCTTTCTTACGTCTATATCATTAATGGTTTGCATTAGCCTATCAGCCATCTGACCATTGTTAGAGGCACGTAGCCTTTCCACATATGGGCTGATAAGAGCCTGTAGCCCTTTGGCGTCCATGCCTTCAGTAGCAGCCGTAGAAACCTGTTGCATCATACGGGCAAATACTAAATCACTGATAAAACCAACCGTTGGGCCAGTGGCTCCTACAGTCTCATCTATAGTTTCTATAAGATGGTTGAAATTCTGTCCGGAAATATCCTCATTGGCATTCTTCAAGTATGTTTCCATCGCCTCGTTAGAGTTTATCTGACCCTTCGGCGCGGAAACTATATCAGTAGAAGAAAGACCCCTAGCCTCGCGTTGCTTCTGGAAAACGTCTGATAGTTCTATTATTTTATCATTATTTCGCCATGTGTTGTCAAAATCCTTAAACAGTTGATCGGCTTTCATAGCTGCATCGCGTGTTGGGCCAGCAGGGAACGCTAAAAAACCATTATCATACGGATTGGTAATATGCTTACGGAGTTTGTCTATTTCTGCAGCAACGGATTTTTCTGTACCGTCTCGTAATTCTTTTAACTTAGGTCTTAAATTGAGAACATCCTGCACTCCAATAGACTGACCTAACCGTGTAAATAATTCTGCATTGTTTTCTGGTCGGAATACAACCTCGTTATTCCTCATAACAAATATACCATCAGGACCGAATAAATCACGCTCAATGGTTTCTTGTTTCATTTTTCTGTTGGTAATAGTGGTGTATATTTCTCCTAGTAGAAATCTTGCTTTTCTACCATCTGTATCGAAGACGTTTTGTTTTCTCACTACCTCACTAAGGACTGAGAATAATTCTTCCGCTGCTTGAGTACCAATACGGTCATTGGGAATAGCCTTGTAAGCGTCCTGTACCCCTTGCTTCATACTATTAAATTTAGGATATGCAGTGCTTTGCGTCCACTCAGCTACTAGCGTCTGATCTTCTCTGGTACTTCTAAGTTTTTCAAAATCTGCTTCTAGTAATTGAATAGCCCTGTTTTCAGACACTACATTATCTAGGCTAGTCTTAGCAGCGGCAACAGTAGTAGCGGCATCTGCCACGTCTGCGTTAGCAATAGCTACATCATTGTTCTGTACTCTGGCTAAATTACCTACAGTAGTAGTAGCAGCGTTATCTACGCCGTTAGGTACTTTTGCTTCACCGGCAACACGGAACATATCCCCCATATCTGCCATTAATTTCTGGTCTAGGCCTTGTACTTGTGGATTAGACGCTTGCGACTTTGCTAGTGCTGCCATGCGCTTGAACATAAGATCAGCTTCACTTTGGATCATATTCTCATAGGCGTCTGGCGTCATCTTACTTGCCATACTCTGACGAGTTTCCCGCATGTAGGATTCAGCACCATTCATTAAAGCCTGCACCGTAGGTACATCCAGTTCCTTCTCAAAATCTCCAATCTTTAAATTTACGATTTTTTCTTGATTTAAGACTTTCGCCAGTACTTTAAAATTACGTGCTACCTGATTGGCAGACGCACCTTTAAACATCTTAGGGTCTAAATACTCCGCTACATTAAGGACAATACCATCCTGTATCGCCCTAGTCATACCCTCTTTATTAACTAGAAATGAAGCCACGTTAGTCTTACCAGTAACCATAGCCCATAATGGTGCGCCTACTGTCAGTATACCGTCTAAAGCACCGTTTATTAGCAAGCCGTCTACCAATACGGCAATATCCTTGTAGTCTTTATCGTCTAAATCAGCCCCTAAATTATTCAAAACTGTCTTAACAGCCGGAGTTCGTATGAATAATCCTTCTTGCTTGTCACTTGCGGCGATTGTCTCCACAATACTGCCGGAGATAGTCGCTGCAGAGACATTTCCCAAACCGCCTAGCTTGGCGGCTCTATTAAGAGTAAGGCCTGCTTTACCTAATCGGAATACTCCTTGGGTAACCTTGGCGGCTGCTGTCATTGGGACTGCAATAGACCAGATGTCTGCTAGGAATTGCTCACCGCCGCGCAATTTCTGCGAGGGTACTTTCTGGTTGAAATTCTTGTCTTCTTCGGCAGTGTCTGAGGTATACTCGCTACTGTCGGTGGTGATTTCTCCGCGACTAAGTCCAGACATATCCTTGGCAAATTCTACTAAGCCACCTCTACCAACTCGCTCCCAGAAGCCACTGTCAGGCGGTGGTATAAGGAAGTCCTTTTTAACCACGCCATTTTCCGTAGGATTAAACTCAGTGTATATCTGAGAACCATCACGCTGTTGTACACCGGTATTCCGGTATATTTCTTCAGCCTCTTGCTGCCATGAGGCGGTTGCCTCTGGTAGTTTGGCAAAGGCTTGCTGCTCTTCATTCAACTCGCCTTCGTAGCTGGTAGCCCAATTAAGAAAGTCAGAGGTTGTAGCCTTTACCTTGTCTAGAGTGCTTACCTCTGGCTTTTCCGGATAAATACCCTGATAGGTAAGATCACCGGCTTCCTTAGTGGTCTGGCGATTTTGACGATCTTGAATGTTAGCGTCTAGTTGTTCTGGGTCTAAGGGGAATGATAGTAGTGGGTCACCAAACGAAGAATAATCATCACTACTCCCATCACCCAGCATATCCTCAGTTATGCCATTTGCTGCCATAGCCTCTGGGAATTTTCTATAATAGGCAACTTCGCTTTCACTTAAACCTGCCATTATTAATTACCCCCTTCGGTGGAATTTAAAGTACCAAACTGTTTAAGCAATTCAGTTTTCACAACTTCAATTTGTTCAGAGGTAACACTATCCCCATAAATTTGTTTTGCAGTGGTAGCGAAGAAGTCTGGTAAGAATTTTCCATCTTCATGTGCGAGTACTCTTTGATATTGAGTACTCCTTTCAGTAATTATACTCCGGTCATTCATAAAGGTACTAAAATCAATCAATGGATTGCCTGCTGACCCCCCACCATCCTCAGTGCCACCAGTAGTCGTTGGTGTACTTACTGGGCTAGTAGCCCAAGTATACTGCTCCTGCGCGTTATCTTGGAGATAGTCTTTAAGAGGCATAATTGTTGGATTATCCTCAAATGCCTGTGCAACCAGTGGCAATTTTAATGCTAATTTATATTCTGGATCACCTAACAATAGGGCGTGTCTTTGAAGAGCCTTTTCAACTACGCTGTTGGTCTGGGTCTTCAAATTTCCTGAGTAGGTAGCATAAGTTTTACCCACGTTATTAATAGTCAGGGCATTTTTAAAGTCCATGTTAGACAATGCCATTCCTGCACTGTCCAAATCCAATTTGGCAAAACTAAAGGCGTGTCTTAGGTTAAGAGCAGTCCATTTATAAAAGGCGTCTGCATTCGACGCCATTCCGTAAGTACTTGCTTGGCTCTGAGCGTACTCCTGACCTTTTGCCAGCAATGCTGCTTCTACCTGACTAGAAGACAATTGCTGGCTACCAATGGTACGGGATAAGGTTTGAATTTCTTCTTCTAGACCCGTTAAGAATGCCGTGGCTTGGCCCCCTACAAAGGTGAGAATTTCTGGATTATTAAGAACCAGATCATCCAACTGCTTGGCAGTTTTTAACAGGGTAACGGTGTCTTCTTTAACCTGACTTAACTTGTTGCCAAAATGCTGATTGAATTTATTTGTTACATTAACAGCAGTATTAACTTGCTTACTGTTTGGACCAATCTTTTCAATAGTAGCAGGGTCTATGAAGTCTTGGGCTGTTATATCAAAAAACTTACCTTGGTCGGTCAATTGTACTCTTATCTCGCGGATAACACCATTACCATCAGGCTTCAGTGTAAGTGTAGTATAATTATCCGTTAATTTAAAATCTATGCCCTTTCTATCGGCTTCTGCATACATAGCCGCAACTGTCGTAAGATGCAGCTTGCGGTCTGTTAAAGCCAGCCTGTTAGGATCGGTTTCTGGTAGACCTTGAAGTGCGGCATCTACGCTGGCAGTGAAGGATGCAATATTACCCGTGGTAACTGTGGTAGTCATATACGGCGGTAGAGCAACTTCCGCTGCTCTTTTTTCTACTGCTTCCGCTCGGTCTTCTTTAACCCTCCAATGTTCCTCTTGTACTTGAAGTGCATCCTCTATCAACTGTGGAATAACTGCATTTTCCCCATACGCACCTTTATACAGACTTCTATAGGTCACTACGTCTGCCACACTACCTAGTGAAGTGATTGCAGGTAAGCCTTCAACGCCAGCCCTTTTGACCATTGCGGCAGTATGATCATTAAGAGCCTGCATCTGTTTGGCATCTATAGTAAGTTCCCTAAAATCGGCTTGTGTTAGGTAGGCTGCAACTTTAGCAGGCGTATCTAGTTTTTGGAAATCTGGATTAGTTGCATCG